AAAAAAAGTAAAGAAAAAAGTTTAAATAATTTAAACAAAAACTATTGACTTTTTAAAAAGTTAACTGTATAATTAAATTACAAAGTTTAAATGATTTAAACTTAAAATTAAAGAACGGAGGTGAAATATATGGCACCACGCAATAAGTATGCGAAGTTACAAAGGCGTATCACTGATGTTTGTAAAGCGAATATAAATTTTGCGATTCTCATGGAAATGTCAAACGTTACTCTTGTTAAGAAATTAAAAGATGACGGGATTTGGACTACCGAAGAAATAAACAAAGCTTGTAAGATTTTACAAATACCAATTTCAGAAATACCATTATATTTTTTTGAACTATAAGTTTAAATTATTTAAACTCTATAGAAAGGGGCGATTGAATGAAAGCGACAATTACAACTAACGCACCTATTTCAGATGTAGCGTTAGGAAATTTAGAAAAATTTCTAACCAACTTTTTCAATAAATATCCCGAAAAATTAGAAATGATTAGAGGTGAGAATAATTGGACAAAATAAAACGACGCAAATTTAACAACCTATATTGGACTTACACGGTAATAGCTATTTGTACGTTACTAATGAGTAATTTCCAATTTGAACAAATAGTATCAATTTATATTTTTATAACAGGAATAACATTCGTTTATTTCGACGGAAGAGGGGAAGAGTTATTCCCTGACCCGGACGAAGAAAAATAAGAAAAAGAGGTAAATATATATGAAACATTACAATTACATTGAAAAGATTTTAGATTGGGCGGAGGAACGCAACCTATTAACACAAGGGGACGTTTTTATGCAGCTTGAAAAATCAAGGGAAGAGAACTCGGAACTTACAAAATCTATCACTAAATACGAAAAAGGTAACGCGCAAGCATACGACGAAATTAAAGACGCAATAGGAGATGTGTATGTAACGCTAGTAGTAGCGTCAGAAATTCACGGCTTACCGGTTTATGAGATTTTTAAAAACGTTAAGTTTATAGAATATGATTCATACCATTGGCAACACTATACAACTTGGTTAAGGGTCTACGATTGGGAATTATACCTATCTTGTGTTTACGGAGATTCACCACGTTACGACGCACGCGAAATTTTAAATAACTACGTCGACTTTTTAAACGAGCTAGCGGTTGAATACAACTTCACATTAGTAGAGTGTATAGAGTACGCATACAACCAAATTAAAGAACGTACTGGAAAGATTGTAGACGGTACTTTTGTAAAGGATGTGAAATAGCATGATAACACCATTCGAAACTATGATTAATGATATTAAAAAACACTACAAACTTTCTAACAATAATCTAGCTTACGAGTTAGGGGTTAGTAGTTACGCCATTCATACTTGGTTAAACGGACAGCGTCCGAGCAAACCTAACTATATTAAAGTTAAAGAATTATATAACACTATCAAGAAAGAGATAGTAGCTGAACCAGTTGAGTTTGATGTATTCGACGATATGCAAAAGGTATTTTATTCAAAACGATTAAAAGCCGTTTTTGGGATGAAAATTTCTAGCGTGTTAACAACATTTAATCAATGGTGTAGAACTAACGAGAAACGTGGTGAACACTTTTATAACGGTCACTATTGGTGCGCTACAACGTTCGATATAGCGTTTGAATATTGGTTTAAGCATTCATTCACGAGTAAACAAGACTTTTCAGACGCGGTTAATAAGTTAAGAGACGCTAAGTTATTGATTGAAAGTAACGTTTTAACCGATAAAGGTAAAACGTGGATATGGCGTGTGGACGTCGACCGTTTGACAAAGTTATATCAAGAAAGGGTGAAAGAGAATGTTAATTAACATTGATGAAGAAATTTTGTCACTTGTAAAAATTAAAGATGAAAGGTGCGAAACTTTTATTAATTCATTGTTATTAAGTAGCATGGCACAACGATTTTACGGAGCCCACCCGATAGTAGATAAGCACATAGACTACTTAAAACGTAAGTATTTCAGAAAAATGATACAAGAGGCGTTGGGTCATGATTAAATTTAACGAGTATTTTGGAGGTGAACAATAATGTCAATTAACATTGATGAAGAAATTTTAGAACTTTTAGATTTTTTAAACGTCAAAAAAGATAAGAAAGAACTTTTAATTAATATTTTACTTATCGAGGGAATTGAGGCAACAGTATCAAATGAGAATTTTGTAGCAAGTGAAATGACAAAAAAAATTGCAAAAAATAAAGTTCTGAATCTAAAAATTAAATATATTGTAAAAATGTTGTAAGAGTTAAGTGATGATTATTAAATTACACAACAACATGAAAAGAGGTGATATAAATGTCTAAAGTAAAATTATTCCCCCACCAAGAGCGAGCGATTAAACAAGCTAACGGAAGAAATAAAGTAGCTTATTACTTAGATATGGGTTAAGGCTTAGGTAAGACGTTTGTTGCTAGCGAACAAGCCAAGCTGTACGATAACGACGTAATACTAGTTATTTGTCAAAATTCAAAGGTTGGTGATTGGTCAGAACATTTCGAAGAATTTTACTTAAACAAAGTATTTAGTATTACAAGCACAAAAGCACTTAAAAACTACGTCGATTATCAAGGTAAAAAAGTAGGTGTGATTAATTATGAAAAGACCTACCGCGAAAATTATAAAAGACTATTAGAATTAACAGGGTTCACGCTGATTATTGATGAAAGCTCGGTGCTCGGAAACAGTAAAACTAATATTTCTAAATTCGTACAAAAATTAAAATTTAAAAATCTCGTGTTACTTTCCGGAACACCAACCAGTGGGAAATATGAGAAGTTATGGACACAACTTAATTTGTTAGGTTGGGAAATAAAAGAAAACAAATTTTTTAATCAATTTTTAAATCGTAAACTAATCAAACGTTTTGGACGGACTTTTTACCAAATGAATAAAAAAGAGCCTTACAAAAACGTTAATCGACTTAAAAGAAAAATGCGGGAGTACGGTTGTGTATTCATGAAGACCGAGGAGGTTTTTGACTTGCCGGAAAAAAATTTTATAAACGTTAGAATAGACAACGACGCAAACTATAAAGAGTTCGAGGAGCATTGCATAGTTAAATTTAGAAACGTAAAAATTATAGGTGATACGGTTCTAAATTATAGGTTAGGGCTTAGACAGTTGACGTGTATTCATAACGAGAATAAAAAGACGCGGTTGAAAGACTTAATTAATTCTACCGAAGGTAGGTTAATCATTTTCTATAATTTCAATGATGAATTGAAAGCTATTGAAGAGTGCATACCTAAAGACCGCCCAGTATCTTATGTTAATGGTAGTTGTGTTGATAAAAAGAATTATAGAAACTACGATAATTCAATAACATTAATGCAATACCAAGCTGGTGCCAAGGGTCACAACATGCAAAAAGCTAGTCACTTAATATTTTACTCACCTACCGAGAAATGTGAAGATTACATGCAAAGTATTAAAAGGATTCACCGCATAGGTCAAGAACGACCGTGTTTTTACTACAAATTTATCGTTAAAGATAGCATAGAAGAACAAATATATTACGCACTAGAAAAAGGAGAAGACTATACAAATGAGTTATTCAATACAGGAGTTCGAGAAGAAACACTTACAACAATTTCAACAGTTAAGAGCGATTGAAGAAGAGAAAAAGAGGTTAGACGGTATCTCTAAAAATGTTAAAGAAAAAATTTTACAGGCAATGTTGGAGAACGATATTAAAGGACTTGAGAACGACGTTGTAAAAATTACTGTTACTAAAGCTAGCGAAAGTACTAGTGTCGACCTAAAAGAGTTACAAAAGCAAGAGCCACGCTTATATGGTGAGTTACTGGAGGATTATCCAAAAGTAACTAGACGCTCGGAAAGTTTAAGGGTTACTTTTAAATGATTCTAAGTAGACGATTAAGACAAGCAAGAAAAAAGAAAGGACTAACCCAAATTAAAGTAGCTGAATTGATTTTCATGGATAGACGCACGCTTTACCTATTTGAAACTAATAGACGAGTGCCACGCGTTGAAATGATTGAAAGACTAGCTAAAATCTACGACGTTAACCCGGCGTGGTTAGTGGGTTGGAGTGAAGACCGTGAAAGAAAAAGCATTCGAAAACAAGATTAAAGCGTATCTAAAAAGTAAAGGTTGTTTCGTATTAAAATACAACCCGGAATTTTTCGGACAAGCCGGAACGCCAGACCTTTTAATTTGCTGTAATGGTTACTTTTTAGGTATAGAGGTTAAACAAGAGCGAGGGAAACCAAGCAAATTACAACTAGAGAAAATAGAACAAATACAGAACGCCGGAGGGATAAGTTTCGTACTTAAACCTAGCGGATTCGACGATTTTAAAAAATTAGTGGAGGGCTTATTAAATGAAAAAAGCAAAAATTAAAATTAAAAAAGATTACGGAAATTTTACAGAACGCAATTACACGTTTTGGACAGATATGGACGACTTACACCCGGGTGACGTTGTTACGGCGTTTACTAAATACGGTCTACAAATTGGCGTATTTGTACGTTATACGGATGAAAATTTCGAACCTAACAATTTCTTGATTGAAAAACTAAGTGGTGTAATGGTGTCTATGAGAATTAAAGAGCAAAAAGACGCGCTGGTTAGACAAAAACTAGATGAAACTAACGAGTTCATTAAACAAGTTTATGCGCTATAGTCATTCACGAGTAGAACAATTCGAGAAATGTAAACTAGCGTTTCAGTTTAAATATATCTTTAACGTTAACTTGATTAACACGTTAGACGCGGACGACCCGTTAATTATTGGTAAGGCTATTCACGAGGCAATAGAAAGTAATAATAAATACTTTGATATGTTTCCGGTAATTACTGATAAACATGTTAACGAAGATATTAAGATAGGTCTACAGGCTGACCGAGTTAAACGAAAATTAAATAGTTTTAATTGCGAGTACGAAGTTAAACTCGAAACAGACGATTTCTTAGGGTTCATAGACTTAGTTATTACCAACAAAAACGGTAGTGTTAGTTTATATGATTTCAAGTACTCAAATAACGAGGCGCACTATTTAAAATCAAGACAATTACACATTTATAAATATTATTACGAAAAATTATTTAATAAGAAAGTCGAAAAGTTAGGTTATATCTTTATACCTAAGACTTTCATCAGACAGAAGAAAACGGAAGACTTATTTAACTTTAGAAAAAGAATACTCGAAAGTTTAGAACAACCCTATATTAAATACGTCGAGTACGACCAAAATAAAGTTGATGAACATTTTAAATTAATAAATACAATTAACAATACGAACTTTAACGGGTTATTTCCGTTTTGTACGAACCCGTACTGTGAATATTGTAGAAACTTAGAAAAAGGAGCTAATTATATGTTTGAATTACCAAAAAATGAAAAGAGACAAAGGGTTATAGATACTACGCCTGACTTATGGATATACGCGGATAGCTACGTTGGTAAATCTACCTTTGTAGATAAATTCGATAATGTACTATTTATTAACACGGATGGAAACACCGACAACACCGAAAGCCCGTTTATTTTAATCAGAGACGAGAAAAGCATGACCGGTAGAGTATTAAAAACTAAATACGGTTGGGATACGTTCCTAGAGGTTATCGACGGGCTTGAAACTCAAGAAAACACTTTTGAAACGGTAGCGATTGACTTAGTCGAGGACTTAAGAGAATTATGTAGAACTTACATTTTTAAAAAATACGACTGGGAGCACGAAAGTGACGGTAGTTTTGGTAAAGGTTGGCAAATGGTAACAACCGAGTTTAACAATGCTATTAAGAGACTGAAAAGTTTAGGATATAGAATTGTGTTTATATCAAAAGAAAAACGCGAAGAAATTAAACTTAAAAACAATACAACCCGTACTACATTCGAACCAAATATCGACGGGAAGACCGCCAACATTTTAAGCGGTACAGTTGACTTAACTGTTAGGGCGTTCGTTAACGACGAAGGTGCTAGAAAGTTACAACTTAAAAAGGTTAGTAACGAGTTCGGTGGTGGGCGTTTCAATTTCAAACGCGACTTAATTAATTTAGATATTAACGAGTTTAAAGAGGCTTTAATAGAGGCACAAGAGGGAATAGCAACCAAACCGACAAAAGCGCCGGTTAGTCAATCGGAACAGGAGCCGGTTATAGAGGTGCTAGAAGATATAGTAGAAGTAGTAGAGGAAGATAAACCAAAACGTCGACGTAAGAAAAAGGAAGAGGCGCCCGAGATAATCACGGACGAAGACGGTAACGAGCTAGTCAACCCGTTTACGGAAGATGTAGCACTAGAGGAAGTAGAAAAGAAAACTAGAAAAAGAAGACAAAGAGGAGAATAATTAACATGGCAATAGATTTCAGCAAATACGACAAAATGGTAGACTTAGAAGGTTTACAAGCGGACGTTAAAGAGGCAATGGAAAACGGGGGAGAATTTAAAGACGCCCCCCACGGTACATACGAGGTACAAGTAGAAAAGTTAGAACTTGGAATGAGTAAGAGTGACAAACCTATGATTAAAATATGGTACAAAATCTTAGAGGGTGAATACAAAAACAACAAGATATTCCATAATCAATTAGTTGATACAGGTCAAAAGATTCATATAGCAAAACAATTACTTGATAGTTTTTCAGAAGACGAGAAACCGATTGAGTTCGAAACTTACCAACAGTATGCGGAGGATATAGACAAGCTTAAAAAATACATAGACAAAAACAAGCTAGAGTATTCACTTGAGTACGGCAAAAACAAAAACGGTTACGACACATACAAAATTCTAGAGGTATTCGAGGGTTAACCGCCCTCGACCTCCACGGAGGTAAATAATGATATTTTATTATGTTGAAAATAACAAGGTTCACATTGCTGACCTTGACAACAAACACAATTTAATAATTGATAACAACGATGACCTCGACCAGTATATTAACCGCAAAGGGTCTGAAATATGGATTACATATGACCAAGCTGATTATTTTAAGAAAGTTGTTACCGTCTACGATTGTAAAGACGACTACAGTATTGAGTATAAGGTTAATTCATACGGCGTTAAAACTAAACTAGAGGCGGTTATTGAGACGTTTTTTGAAAATATAGACACGTTTAAATGTAAACTAGCTTTGATTAATGAATTTAGTTTACCGAAATACTTATTAAATTCTACAATAGCACGTATCACGGCTTACGCTATAGGTGGCACACCGGATATAAAAAACGAGTTTAATTTTAAAGTAGTTGATATTTTATTTAAGTATACCGAAATTAAAAAGTTTTTCGATACAAATAAAAGTTATAATCAAAAGTTTAGGACTAAGGTTGCCGGCGTTGAACACGTCTACGGTTACGGAGGTTGTCACGGCGCTCGTAAAGGTTACGTTAGCACTAATAAAATAGCGGTTATCGACGTTGAAACGTTCTATCCGGCGTTACTACAAAAACTTGGTTACTTTAATATTAAAAACAAGAGTAGAGCGAAATACATTCACGAGCAAAACGTTAAATTAAAAGGTAAACCCGAACGTCTACCTTACAAGTTAGCGGATAACAGTATAGTCGGTAACTTTAAAAATCAATATAGTGAACTGTACAACCCACGAGCTAATAATATAATCTGTGTTAACGGTCAGATTATGATTACCGCGCTAATCGAAATGTTAGAGCCGTTTTGTAAGTTGGTTCAAACTAACACGGACGGTATTATTATCGAGTATAACGACCTAGATAAAATAGAGGACGTTTGCCAACGTTGGGAACGAGCGACGGGGTTAAATTTAGGTATTGAGTGTTACAGAAAAATCTATCAGAAAGATGTTAATAATTATTTGCTTGTAGGACGCAAAATTAAGGCTGTAGGAGAGTTGAAAGAGTGTTCCGAGGGTAATTACACCGAAAATATAATAAGACGCTCTATGCGTGCTTATTTGCTCGATAAAGTACATCCGGTAAAAACTGTTAACGAGTGCAACGAAAAACGTGATTTTCAGATATTAGCAAAACCGCATTATAAAGTATATGCAAATTTGTATGGTAGACGTATTAAAAACGTGTTTTCTTACGAGGTCAGCGAGGATTTCAAATTCTTGGATAAAAAACATTATAGCGACAATGCAGTTAGGAGGTTAAAAAAGTATGGAATCACTATATAAGGGCTACGTTGAAACTAACGGTAAAAGCTCGGTAGACAAATTTAAAAACGGAGAAAAACTTAAGACGCTCGAAGAGGCGCAAAAACTAAAGTCTTACGGTGGGGTTTTGAATACTAACACAATTTTAATCGACGTCGACGACGAAGAACAAAGCGAAAAGCTAATGGACTTAGTCGAAGACTTACAACTAAATTGTAAAGTATATCAGACCGCAAGAGGACGACACTTTTTATTTAAAAACGACAAGGTGCATAAAAATTACACCGGTGTTAATTTAGCTATTGGAATTAAAGCTGATATTAAGGTAGGTTTCAAAAACTCATATCAAGTTATTAAGAAAGACGGGGCGGAGCGTTTCGTCGAGTGGGACAGCGACACCTACGACTACTTACCTAAATTTCTAACACCTGTTAAAAGTAATATTGATTTTAGTAACCTGTCAGAGGGTGACGGTAGAAATAGCAACTTATTCAAATATATTTTAACATTACAAGGTTACGATTTTGAAAAACAAGAAGTAAGAGAAACTATAAAACTTATCAATAAGCATATAGTAGACGAACCGTTAGACGAAAACGAAATAGAGGTTATACTGCGAGACGACGCATTTTCAGAAGAGATATTTTTGAAAGACGGTAAATTAAACTACGATAAATTTAGTAGGTTTCTAGTGAGTGAACATCACATCAAACGCATAAATGGTAATTTGCACGTGTATAAAGACGGAATTTATCAATTCGGAACGTTAGAGTTAGAGCGAACGATTGACAAGTATATGCCTAATTTATTTGGTAGCCAACGCAAGGAAATAATCAACAAATTAGAAATATTAGTTGATAAGGAGCATAAAGTAGGGTCACCGAACGTAATAGCGTTCAAAAACGGCTTATTAGACGTTGAGACCGACTTATTTACAGATTTCACCCCGGATATAATTATCACTAACAAAATAGAGTGGAATTATAACCCGGAGACTTACGCTAAGTTAACTGACGAGGTAATTGACAATTTAGCTATTCACAATAAGGAAATTAGAATGTTAATCGAAGAAATGATAGGTTATACATTTTACCGACGCTGCGAGTTAAGGAAATGTTTTATTTTAACCGGTCAGAAACAAAACGGTAAAAGTACATTTCTTAATATGCTTAAAGAATTGTTAGGGTCGAAGAATACTTCTGTATTAGATATTAAGCACTTAAATGACCGATTCTCAACAGCAATGATGGTTAATAAATTAGCTAACATTGGTGATGATATTTCAAATAAAAAGTTAAACGACACCGAACAATTTAAAAAAATTGTATCGGGTGAAAAAATTACAGGCGAATTAAAAGGTCGTGACAAATTCGAGTTTACACCGTATTGTAAGTTGATTTATAGTGCGAATTCTATACCTAAAATAGGTGACGGTGCTGACGCCGGAGCCGTGTTGAGTAGGATTGTAATTGTTCCGTTTCGCGCTTACTTTGACAGTAGCGGCCCGAACTATAAACCTTTTGTAATTGATGAATTACTTACAGAAGATAGCATGGAATATTTAATCAACATTGGTATTGCAGGTTTAAAGCGAGTATTAAAAAATAAAAAGTTCACTGAAAGCGAGTATACTAACCGAGAATTCGAAGAGTATAAAAACGAAATAGACCCGGTAGATGAGTACCTAGAAACGCTAAATAGGGATATGATTGTTAACGAGAAGGTTAAAGTTATCTTTAACGAGTATACGCAATATTGTATTTCAGAGGGTTATGAAAGTGTAAGTAACATATCATTTAGTAAAAAGGTAGCTACTAAGTTTAATCTTACATCTAAGGTTAGAAAGGTTGGCGGTAAAGCTACGAGGGTTTATATAGAAAAAGGTAACGATTAAGTAACGGTAGGTAACGGATTTTTGAGTTTTATTGTTACCTATCAAAACCCTTGGTACTATTAACTTTTGAATGGGTAGGTTACAGAAGTTACAGGTTTTTGCGATTTTCTTATGTGTAAAGGGACTATATAAAATATATA